CAGCTAGGGGAGTTACCTCTTGCTCTGCAAGGCATAAAAACTCTTGCTGATACTTAAGCACTAGTACGACCCCAAAGCGTATCTTTATCTTGCATATCTTCTATAAAGTCTAAACCTAAATCTGTAGGGTATACAGACTTCTGGTAGCCTGATGTAAAACGGGCAACTCTAGCCCTTTCAAGATCAATTAACCTGTTCTCCACTAGGAGTTCTATAGTTGAGGTTTCAGCAGACTCTGAGATGTTCATCTGATCCATGTAACCAGAGAATATTGAGTTTAACTCAGTTGGTGCGCTAGTAGTACCGAAGTATATATTAGCTACACGACCTTGATAGGGTACACTTAAGGCTAGTGACAAAGCTGGGTTAGATACCCCACTAAGAGTTATGTTAGCACCCTTTACGTTCAGTTCTGAGGTCTCTTCAATAGTTGAAATACTTAGTATGTTACCTACACCAGTATAAGTGTTTCCCCCAATATCTAAGAGTGTTCCTTGCCCTGTCCACATGCGAAGTTCCCTAGAGGCTCCTGTGTCAGGGTGGGGACTAAACAGCAGTTCAACAGCAAAGAAAGGATAAACCGTGTCTGCATTTATATTAGTGTCTGTTGTAGCTGTCAGGTCTCTTGAGCCATAGTTAGACATGGTGTTTCCTTATGTAATAACTTCTACAGCTTCAAAAGATATACCGTAGGCAGAAGCATTATTGACTGACCAAGAAGTTACATTTTCTAACAATCTAAAGACCCCTTTAGGGGAACTTAACACTGCTGTAGAACTTGTGTAGGCACTTCTAAGTGAAGGCCATATCTGTATTGTACCATTACCAGTCTGATCTAACAGCACTTGGTGTAGCTTAGAGGTAGCCCCTGACCCAAGTTGTATATAATCCCCAGCCTTAAGGGTACCTGTCATAACTACAGTAGCAGCGTCACCACCGATTGCGCCAGTTACTACACAAGAACTAACATCACCCCTTGGTGTAGCATAGTCAGGATCACCTAATAAAAATGTCCCTTGTGAACCCTTAAGACCTACTAGCATAGCTTTCCACTCAGCAGCTAGATCACGTCTTGTTGATGGAATAGTAACTGAGGCTTCCCACCTTTGACCACCATGTACTACAGTCTGTTGTTTATATGTAAAGGGAGACTGAGAGGTAGCTACAGCATTGACTGCACGTAACTCGATACTTTCAATTCCTATAGTAGTTGGTGTACTTAGTGGGTACGTCAGTGCCATCTGTTATACTTCCTTTACCCGAAGGTTGCTTTCATTTGTCCACCACGGCGACGATCACTAATGATAGAGCTCTTAGTCATTTGGGCTATCTGAGGTGCAGCCTGTGAAATAATTTTCTTAACGCTGTCGTCACCATTAGCTTGAAAGTTAAAGTTCTGATGAATGACAACACCACCTGATCCGCCCTCTGCCTGTACGCCTAGCTTACCGTTCTTACCACGCTTAAGTGGCATAATGGCTTCTGGGCCAGCTTCACCCATAAGACCTCTACGACCTCCCGACATACCAAAATTAGTGGGATAACCTACGACACCACCATTAGCAAAAGGTATTACGTTACCACCGTAAAAGGCACCACCATTGGCAGCTTGCATTGCATTTATCTCTGCACCAGAGCCATAAGTCTTACCTCCGGGACTATAACCACCAGCAAGTGTTGGACCCATTATAGCAGAACTAATCATACCTGTGATTTGTTTAACAACATAAATTTGATACAGCTCGGCAATGATAGCCCTAGCCATATCTTTAAAGGCATCTTTAACTGACTTTGTGCCATCTACTATAGAGGTCAAGGCACTACCAAAACTGTTAGCTATGGTGTCTGCTACTTCCTTCTGTACTTTTTTCTGTTCTTCAAATACTCTAGTTCTTCTCTCTTCTTCTGCTACAAGTTCAGATAGAGACCTGAGTTGACTTTCTTTAGCCTTAATGTCAGCGTCTTGGTTTTGGAACTTAAGTTGCATATAGACTTCTTCTTTTCTACGTGCATCACCCTCTAATCCAAACAAAGCCTTACTTAACTCTATCTGTCTTCCCAGAGCCTTGATTGGGCCTTCCATAGTTGTTGGTTCTTTGCCTTTTGGTCCTGTTGGGGCTTTAGGTGGCTTGGCTTTAGCACCTGCAACTCTGCTTTGTCCATAGGCTTGATATGTCAAGAACATCTGATACTCTGCGTCTGCCATAGTGACAAGGTTAGCTGATATTTTTTCACTAACTTTTAACTGCCTGTCTTTTTCCTCAGTAATCTTTTTGTTTATGTTGAGAGATTTAATATTGCCATCATAGATAGCCATTTCTAACTTTAGGTTTTTACCTAATATTCCTTGTTCTTTAAGTGACTCTTCATAGGCATCTCTAGCTAACTGAGCTTTCTTTTTGGCAACCTGTTCTGACTTACTACCATGAGCAGCCTCAAGTGCAGAAATAGCAACCTTCTCCCTAATTTCTTTTCTGTGCAAAGATATAGCGTCTTGTATAGCTGTTATAGCGTCTTGATCAGATCTCTTTTGATCTTCCGCAGCTTGCCTGTTAGCAAAGTATAATTCTATGTAGCTTCTTTTTAAGTCCTGAACTTTATCAACAGTATCTTCTAACTGATCTCCTGTTTTACCCATACTAGCTTCTAACTCAGCCCCTGTAAGTACGGTTAGAGTAAGCTGCCTATAAAACTCTCGCATCTTCTCAGGCATATTTTCTAAAGTACCAAAGGTAGCTTTTAGAGTATCCCTAATTTTAGCAGCAGCAGTTATTCTTTCTGCGTTTGTCTCTAAGTCCCTTATGCTGGCAATTTGTTTCCCTATTTCATAATACTGCTGTACTGTAAGACCTAAATTTTTTGCCATAACTTGTACGGCTTGATTGGCACCCCCCATTGCTTCTCTTGCATAATCACCAAAACTTTTACTTGCTATCGTAAGATTATCAAACTGTTGATTCAACATTTTAAAGGCTTTAAGCTGCTCTAGCTTAGTTATGTCTTCAAGTAAAGGTCTTACAACATTACCCCATACACCAAAACTATTAATTAACTCAGCAGTAGATTGGGTAGCAACTGTAACAGCTTCTTTAAACTTATCCATAGCCTCTATAGAGTCATCTATTCTTTCTTTAAAGGTTTTAGATGCCCCAGAAGCATCAGATAAACTCTTTAACAACATAGTACCTATTGACAGGCCAATACCAACAACAGCCCCAGCAACTCCGGGAAGTAGACCAGCAAGTTGTGTACCCTGTTGACCAAAGGCTACAAGTGCGTTAGTACCTGACTGTACCTGTACAAAGAAGTCACCGACCTGATAACCTACCTGTTGGGCATACATACCAAACTTATTCATACCCCTTGAACCAGCTTGTTGCGACTTAGCAAACTGCAACTGTTCATCGGTCATTGCTTCCAAGGCTTTGACGTATTGCCAACTTGCTTGGGTAGCTTGACCTAGAGTTACCCCTTTTTTCATAAGGGCGCGTTGGCTTTCTACCCTAGCTTTTCTTAGAGAGCCTTCTGCTAATGTACCTTTATTTTGTGCAATGGCTACATTAAGGAGCTGTTTTTTCATAGTGTTAAGTGCTTTTTCTGCATCTATAACAGACTTCTTACCCCTAACTTCAATATTAACTGCTATAATATCATCAGCCATTGTTTACCCTCATATAAACTCCGTCAAGCCTCTTAACCGCTTCTACTTCCCAAGCTGTCATAGGCGTGTCAGTTAGTTCTTTCCATGCTTTTATTTGTTCGTATGTTATCGGGTTAGGGCCACTAAAGCCACCAGTTCTTGAGTTGCTTAACGAAATAAAGGCAGACCAGATATGAGCCACAAGAGTTGGGAAGTCGGGTCCATCCAATTCTTTAAGTTCTAATCCTGTCTGCCTTTGTACTTGTTCCAAGTGTTCTCTCTCGGTGGTTCCAGATTCATCACGCTGATTAAGTTTGAAGTTAAACTCAGCAAACTCAACTAGGTCATCAATCAGCCCTTGGTAAAATCCAGCGAGTCAGCTACGGCCTCCTCAATCTGATCTTTAATCCAAAACACTTGTTCGTAAATCTCTTTGGCTGTATCAGCAGAGTACTTAGGCTTCTTACCATCGTATGTTATATTCCAAGACTTAGTTGCCTTGACTAACACTTCTAGGGTAGCCTCTTCAATACTCTCAGCCGTAATATCGACCTTCTTCTTTCCTTGGGCTTGCTTAAGCCGTTTGTTGGTTTGGTGATGCAAAATACTCTTGTACTCTTTAGAGTGAGGTGCATACATAGTAATGGTCATTTCTGACTTGTCATCATTAGTCAGAGGGTCCAATGTTTTAGGGTGTACGATAGTAACTTCTACAGTATCACTGGTAGGTGTTAAGTTCTTTAAGTCCATTGTCAGGTTCCTTGGGTCAGGGTTAGTCGGGTAGAAATAAAGGGGAGCATCAGACCCGACACCAATGCCCCCCGCCCTAGCTAGGGATTAGTCTGTACGAGTGATCTTCAGGTTACTTGTAGTTGTCGTATCGTACAGTGCGGTGAATGCAAGACTAATGATTCGGCTAGTTGGGCCATCTACACCTACGTCAGCAGAGTTAATCTTAACCCTTGGGAATAGAAAGGTGTAAGCATTAGAGGCAGTTGGATCATTGACCGACACTTGAATAGCTGATTCTGTCTCGTTAAGGAAACGGTTAATTAGGGCAGCATCATCAAAGTATGCGGAGAATGTACCTGTGACTTCTGCACGACCAACTTCGAGTGCTGGGGCTTCATCAGAGCCAACAACAAAGGTAGGTGCGAAGGAGTTCGTTACGCTAAAGTCAATCTGAGTAATGATAGCAGAGGATGCAAGTCCAGCTACATTATTACCAATCTGCAAGTCTCCCGAATAAGCATCAAACGGTGCATTAGTGCTTGCTGCGTCTTGTGTCTTCTCTGTGGCACCAATGCTCATACCTTTACCAACCATGCCAAAGGTAGTAGTTACCATCTGGTTAGGAGCAATAGAGACCCCCATAGTGGAAACAGTCTGCCCTGTAAACAAACGAGCTTGATCAATATCAGCAGAGTAGTCTTCAATAGAAAAGTATTTAGGGGTTGTACCTACAGTAAGGTAGTCGTTGGTGCCAGCGTTTGTCCAAGTGTTAAGCATAACTGATTCAAGGAATGGGTCAAAGTCACCTTTACGAAGGTCAACTACAATGTCACCAGCGGATTGTTTGTTACCATGACGCTCATGGCGGGGCATACGGTCAGCTTGAATGTCTGTACCCGCAACTAAATCTTTAGTTAGGTTAAGACCGTGTGAAGTGAATGGAATGTTCTGGAAGTTACCAGCAGGGGTAGTTCCGAATGTGGATTCAGTGATAAAGCTGAGGCTAGACCGTGAACCCTGTGCGAAGGTAGGCATGTGTTATTCTCCTAGTGAGCAAGGCTTACGCCTCTAATTAGTGATAAATGTACCAGCCGATATTTATCGGTATATAGTACCAAGGTGTATCTAAGAACCCTTGCTGTCTTTCTGCATAGTCTATTGATACGTTAAAGCTGTTTAGTGACACGTCTGTAGCAGCTTCAAAGTTTTGTATCACAGTGTTAGCGATACCATCAGCAGTTGCTGGGCCATTACCCTCTGGACAATATACTGTTACTGAGTATATTCCCTTATATAGTTGAGAAGGATTTAGTCCTCTTACAGCAGGGGTACGGGTAACAGGAATGTACATAGACTTAATAAAGCTAGTGCCAGTTGTGGGGTCGTAGGGTA